GCCGCGGTCAATAATCTGGTCCGTAAGGGGTATGCTGATGGCTGGACGAATCAACAACTGGTGCAGGCGATTCGCGGCACCAAGAAGCTCAACTACTCTGACGGGATCGTCGCTCGTATCGGGCGCAACGCCGACGCCGTGGTCCGCACAGCTATCCAGCATGTGGCTTCGACGGCCCGCATGGAGACTTGGGCTGCGAACGCAGATGTTATCGAGGGATACCGATGGGTCTCCACTCTGGATAGCAAGACGACCCCTACCTGCCGATCTCTGGACGGCCAGGTCTTTAAGCTGGGGCGAGGCCCACGGCCCCCGGTCCATATTCGATGCCGTAGTACAACAGTGGCAGAGGTTGATCCTAAGTACGACTTTCTGGACGAGGGGGCTACCCGATCCAGCGCAAGCGGCTATGTGGATGGTGATCTTACCTATTACGAGTGGCTGAAGACCCAGCCTGAAGCCTTTCAAGATTCGGCCATCGGCCCTACCCGCGGCAAGTTGCTCCGGGATGGTGGCTTGACGGCTGAGGAGTTCGCCCGGCTTAACCTCGGGCGTAACTTCGAACCGCTGACCCTCGAGGAGATGCGGAAACTGGAGCCCACCGCATTCCAGCGGGCGGGCGTTTAACCCGGGCCAGTGGCCCATCATTAGGAGCAGTGCTCATGGCTTTGAAAGCAATCCTCGAGTCCCTTGACGGACTCCCCGACGCGGTCAAGTCCGAATACAAGAAGGGCGATGACGGCAAGTTCCACCTGGACGTGGAGGGCATCGACGACCATCCGGGCGTTGGTGCGCTGAAGCGTGCGAAGGACTACGAGAAGTCCGAACGGCAGAAGGTGGCCAAGCAGCTCGGTGACCTGCAGGCCCAGCTGGATGCCCTGACCGAGGAGCGCGATGGCATCCTCAAGGGATCGATCCCGAAGGGTGATGTCGAGAAGCTGGAGAACAGCTACAAGGAGAAGCTGGCCAAGCGCGAGAAGGAGCTGTCCGACCAGATCAGCGCCCTGACCGGCAACCTCCAGACCATGCTGGTCGACAACGTCGCTCAGTCCATGGCCAGCAAGATCAGTAAGGCCCCCGAGCTGATCCTGCCCCACATCAAGGCGCGCCTCAAGGCGGAGTTCAACGAAGGCAAGGCGGTCACCCGCGTGCTGGACAAGGACGGCAACCCGTCGGCCTTCAGCATCGAGGACCTGCAAAAAGAGATGGTTGCCAATCCCTCCTTTGCGCCTATAATTATCGGGAGCAAGGCCTCCGGCAGCGGTGCTGAGGGCGGCCACGGCGGGAGCGGTGCTCCGGGTAAGCTCGATTACGCGAAAGCATCTCCCAAAGAGATCGCTGCTCACATCAAAGCATCCAAAGAAACTGGAGGTAGTTAATCATGGCACTCTCGGATCTGGCGGTATTCTCCGAATACGCCTACTCGACCATGACCGAAATGCAGGACCAGCAGATCGGTCTTTTCAACGGCGCAACCCGCGGCGGCCTCGTGCTGCAGTCGGGCAACCATCAAGGCGACTACTCTGACGAGGCCATGTGGGCCAAGATCAGCGGTCTGGTCCGTCGCCGCAACGCCTACGGCTCCGGTGCCGTGGCCGAGAAGGTGCTGGAACACCTGACCGAGACCTCGGTCAAGGTGGCCGCCGGTACCCCGCCGGTCCGCATCGACCCGGGCATGATGAAGTGGATTCAGCGCAGCCCGGAAGAAGCCGGCGTTGTGGTGGGCAAGCAGATGGCGGAAGACTCCATCGCCGACATGCTCAACGCCGCGGTGATGTGCTACGCTGCCGCGGTGGGCCAGGTGGCCAACGTGGTCTATGACCACAGCGGTACCGGCGCCATGTCGCTGATCGCGCTGAACAAGGGCGCGGCCAAGTTCGGGGACCGTGCTGGTGCGCTGGTCGCTTGGGTCATGCACTCCAAGTCGGCCTTCGACATCTACGGCGAAGCCCTGACCAACGCCACCCGCCTGTTCGTGTTCGGTAACGTGCGCGTCATCGAGGACGGCTTCGGTCGCCCCCTTGTGGTCACCGACAGCCCGAACCTCGTCCTCCCGGACGCTGGCGGCGTTGGCGTGGACCACTACCAGGCGCTCGGTCTGACCCCCGGCGCGGTGCTGGTCTCCCAGAACGGGGACTTCACCGACAACGTGGAGACCAAGAACGGCGACGAGAACATCATCCGCACCTACCAGGCGGAATGGTCGTACAACGTCGGCGTGCAGGGCTTCGCGTGGGACAAGACCAACGGTGGCAAGTCCCCGACCAACGCGGCGCTGGGTACTGCGACCAACTGGGACCGCTACGCCACGTCCGACAAGGACCTGGCCGGCGTCCTCGTCAAGGCGCAGTAAGCTGAACGGACGGGGGCTTCGGCCCCCGTTCCTCTAATCCACCAGGAGAACGAACATGTCGAAGAAAGTGATCCTGTTCTTCATCGCCGGGATGGTTCCCACCGATGCTGAACGTGAAGCTGCCGAGAAGCTGGGGACCTCCCGCTTCCGCAACGCCCGTCTGGCCAAGAACGACACCGTCGAGAAGTGCGACGAAGTCGCTGGGCTGGTCCCGGAAATCTACAAGAACGTGAAGGGCATCAAGGTCCTGGACGTGAAGGCGGAAGAGCCGAAGAAGGAAACGGCCCCCGCGGCCCCGGTGGCACCCTCGCCACAGGCCCCGGCCGCCCCGGCCCAACCCAAGCCCGCGGCCCCGGCCCCGGCCCCCGCCACGAAGAAGTAAGGTAGCCCACCATGGCCCTGACTATCGAGGACGGTTCCGGGGTAGCCGGGGCCAACAGCTACATCGATGTGGCGACAGCCCGCACCTACGCAGTCGCGCGGGGTCTTACCCTGCCGGCTGCAGATGGTGACGTCGAAGCCCTGTTGATCAAGGCGATGGACTTCATCGAAGCCTATCGAGGGGACTTCCAAGGCATCAAGACCGCCGCAACCAATCCCCTGCAGTGGCCCCGCACCGGGGTCGCTCTCGACGGCTACCCGCTGGCCGCCGACTCCATCCCGCAGGTCCTCAAGGACGCTCAGGCGCAGCTGGCAGTCGAGGCTCAGAACGCTGACCTGATGCCCACTGGTACCGGCCGCGAGGTCGTCATGGAGCGGGTGGACGTGGTCCAGGTCCAGTATGCGGAATCTGGCAACACCAATCCGCAGCCGATCTTCACCAAGGCAGAAGCCCTGCTGAAACCCCTCTTTAAGAGCGGGCTCTTCGGTAGCCTACGGAGTCTCCGGGTATGACCTTCTACAGTGGCTTGGCGGCTACCGCCACCAAACTGCTGACCGACAAGGGCCAGCCGATGACCATCCGGCGCAAGGGCGTTACGTCCAGCGACCCGGCTGCTGGCACCGTGACTGAGCTGCCCCCTGTGGACTACACCGTCAACGGGGTGCTGCTCGGCTACAAGGATTTCCTCGCGACCACCGACCTGATCCAGCGCGGTGACCGCAAGGCCCTGATTGAGGCCGGGGTGGTAACCCCGACGAAGGAAGACCAACTCATCGCCGACGGTCGGGCCTGGACGATCATAGACGTGGAGGCGGTCAACCCAGCCGGCACCCCGGTCCTCTTCAAGCTGCAGGTGCGGTCATGAGCTTCTCGGCCGACCTGCGCCGCTTCAACCGGAAGACCAAGGACAGCTTGGACCGCACCCGGCGCATCGTCATCATCAAGCTGTTCTCCGCGGTCATCAAGGACACCCCGGTCCTATCCGGGCGCCTCCGCGGGAACTGGCAGACCACCATCAATTCCCCGGCTACCGGCGTCATCGGTATCCGGGACGAAGCCGCGGCCATTGCCGAGGTGCAGCGCATGGCGGCTCAGAGCAAAGGCTCTGACGTCGTGATCCTCCGGAACAACCTGCCCTACGCCTACCGTATTGAGTTTGACGGCTGGTCCAAGGTCAAGGCCCCGCAGGGCATGATGCGGCGCAACGTCGCCCGCTTCCAGCGCCTCCTCAGCGAAGCGGTAAGGGAGGGCCGACTGTGAGCCTTGACAATGTCCAGCGCGCCATCATCGGGGCGGTGTCCACAAGTCTCGGGGCCATCCCGGCAGCCTACGAGAACGAGAAGTTCACGAAGCCGTCGGGTGCCAAGTGGGCCGAGGTCTTTTTCATGCCCAACGACCCGTCGGTGGAGACCCTCGGGGCGGAAGGCCAGGACCTGACGGATGGCATCGTACAGATCAATTTGAACTACCCGGTCGGGACAGGCGGCGCTGCCGCAAGATCCGACTTTGAAAACATCCGTGCCTCCTTTCCAGCCGGGGCTCGGCCGGCCTATAATGGCCAGGAAGCTGTCATCCTGAGCTGCGGGCGTTCTCCCGGACGGGTGGTAGACGGCTGGTATAGGGTGAGCATCACCATCAGCTGGTACGCTCTCATTCCGCGTTAACCTGGAGGATACGAAAATGGCAGACGGCAGCCGTCACAGCATGCGATTCGTTCCGGAGGTCACCTACGGGGTGACTCCGGCAACCCCGGCATTTGACCTTGTACGAATCACTGGCACGACCCTTGGGTTGAGCCGCGACTCCCTGCAGTCTGAAGAAATCCGCTCTGACCGGCAAATCTCAGACTTCCGTGGAGGCGCTAACCAAGTTGGTGGGGACATCAACTTCGAGCTTTCCTACGGCTCCTTTGACCAGCTGCTGGAAGCGGTGCTCATGGGCACCTGGACCGCAGACACCCCTGCCCTAGGCACCGACCAATTGAAGGCTGGCACCACTCGCCGCTCCTTCACCTTCATGCGCCACTTCGCCGACCTGCCCGGTGGCTCCAACCCGTACTACCTGTACACGGGGGTGGAGATCAACAACCTGCAGCTGCAGATCAGCGCGAACGCCATGATCACGGGCACCATGTCCGTAGTGGGCAAGGGCCAGACCACCGCTTCTGTGGAGCCGACCGGCTCCACCTACAACCCGGAATCCACCACCAGCCCACTGGACTCCTTCTCTGGTGAGCTGAAGGAGAACGGCAGCACCATCGCGGTCATCACCGAAATCCAGCTTAACCTGGAGAACGGCCTCGAACCGCGTTACGTGGTAGGCAGCAAGGACTCCATCAACCCGTCTTCTGGGCGCTCCAACTGCTCTGGGACCATCACGGCCTACTTCGAGGATTCCACTCTGGTGGACAAGTTCTTGAACGAGACCGAGAGTTCCATCGAGTTCACGCTCCCGGACGGTGCTGGTAACTCGCTGAAGGTTATCCTGCCTCGCATCAAGTACACCGGCGGTCAGCCGGACGTTTCTGGCGAAGGCCCGATCACTCTGTCCATGCCGTTCCAGGCCCTCCTGGACGCGACAGAGAGCACCAACATTATCTTTGAACGGACGCCTGCATAATGAGCATGAAAGAGTTCTACACACGCTCTAAGGCCAACGAGGGGAAGAAAGTTCCCCTCAGCCTGCCTGACGGTTCCCCCAGCGAGCACTGGCTGGTGGTCCGTGGGGTGGACTCTGACGAGTTCCGTCGTGCAGAGGCCAAGAGCAAGCGCAAGGCCATCGAGCTTGCGCAGATCAAAGACGACAAGGAGCGCCAGGACGCCATCGAACAGGAGAAGCTGGAGCTGATCGCTGTGCTGGTGGCTGACTGGTCCTTCCCCGAAGAGTGCAGCCGGGAGAATGTGGTGGAGTTCCTTCGGGAGGCCCCACAGATCGGCGACATGGTAGACCGGATTGCGGTGAGCCGTGCGTCTTTTTTCGGCGAAAGGTCGAGCAGTTCTACGGGTACGCAGAAGAAGAGTTCCGGCTCCAAAAGTGCCCGAAAGGCTCCAAAATACCGCTGAAGCAGCACCTGCTACAGGTACTGAAGGTAACTGGGAAGAAGCCCAAGGAGCTAGAAGAACAGCCCGACCTACCCGAGGAGCTGGCCTACCTCTGGGCTTGGTACCTGGAGATGCGGACCAGCGAGCCGCTCACCTTCACGGAGATGTATCATTGGGCTAAGTTGACGAAGAACGAATTGCTGGCGTGGGAGGTTGACCTACTCCGCTCAGTGGACCGGGTGTACTGGAGGGTGATACATGACTGAAAGAGCGGACCTTCAGATTAGGGTGACCACCACCGGGGGCCGTGCGGCTGGCCGGGAGTTGGACACCCTAGCGAGGAGAGGCCAGCGTGCAGAACGGGCAACCGATGGGCTGACCCGTGGCTTCACGCGCCTGATTGCGCCGCTCACGGCTGCCGTGTCTGGCATGGCGGCCCTGAACAAGGTTGTCGACGTCACCCGGCAGTTCGACATCCTCAACGCCGGTCTGGTGACCGCCACCGGCTCTGCGGAGAACGCCCAGATTGCCTTCGAGGCCATCCAGGACTTCGCCACCCAGACACCTTACGACCTGCAGCAGGCCACCGAAGCCTTCACCAAGCTGGTGAACTACGGTCTCACGCCCAGTGAGGAAGCCCTGCGGGCCTATGGTGACACCTCTGCTGCCTTGGGCAAAGACCTCATGCAGATGGTGGAGGCCGTTGCAGACGCCACCACTGGTGAGTTCGAGCGCCTGAAGGAGTTCGGTATCAAGGCCCGGAAGGAAGGCGACCAGATTGCCCTGACCTTCAGTGGTGTGACCACTCGCATCCAGAACAGCGGCAAGGCCATCGAGCAGTACCTGATCGAGCTGGGCCAGAACAACTTCGCTGGCGCTATGGAACAGCGCATGAACACCCTGGACGGGGCTATCTCCAACCTTGGGGACGAGTGGGACAAGCTGTTCCTCAATATCAGCCAGCAGGGCATTGGAGACCTGATCGAGGACTCCGTGCGTCTCGCCATCGACGCCCTGGAAGAGATGAATGCGTGGCTGGCCTCTGGGCAGCTGACGGCCTACATCGATGCCATCGGCGGCAAGTTCGAGGGCATGGGCCGTGACGTGGCCACCACCCTGGATATCCTGGAGCAGCTCTGGGACGACTTCCTGGGCACCCCGGAAGGGGGCGGTGTGACTGGATCCACCAACGACACCATCGACTTCATCATCGAGGCATTCAAGAACCTGCCTGAGAACATGCGTGCGATTATCCAGCTTACCGCTGTGGAAATCGCCGCGTTGATCGACTATGGCCGGGCCTACGGACGTGCCTTCGCTGAGGTGATCGGTATCGAGCTGGGTCGCATGGTCGAACAGGCCAAGGTCTATGGCCGTGCCCTTGGGGACGCCCTCAACCCGTTCTCTGACGACGAGATCGACGTGGAGGCAGAGCTTCGCCGCCTGCAGGGCGTGGCTTCCGATATGGCTGACGAAGCCTTCCGGAACGCCGAGCGCCAAGCCTCTATCACCCGCGACGCCCGCCGCGAATCCATCATCAGCATCATGGAAGAGCGGCAGGCTGCGCTGGAATCCTTCGACGACCAGATTGCCAAGGCCGACGACCTGCGGGCCAAGTACGAACAGCTCCAGGAAGAGCGGAACGCTGGTGGAGAAGACCGTCTGGCCCAGTTCCAGATCAACCCGGAAGGTGGGGCTGACGAAGGTCCGAGTGCAGCAGAGCAGAAGGCCGCCCAGCGCCGTCAGGAGCAGCGTGAACGCGAGTTCGGGCAGCTGCTGGACTTCCTGCAGACGGAAGAGGAGGCTATCCAGTCTTCCTACGACCGCCGCTTGGAGATCATCCGGGCCAACACCCAGGAAGAGAGCGCCATCCGGGGCGAGCTGGAACAGCGCCTGAAGGACAAGTACGACGCTGAGATGGAGGCGCTCCAGGAGCGCCAGATGCGGGAGATCGAGACGATCCGCAACTCCCTCATGACCGAGGAGGAGCAGCTGAAGGCGTCCTACGAGCGCCGCCGCCAGATCGTCCTGGAGAACACCCAGATCACGGAGGAAGAGCGCCAGCAGCTCCAAGCTGACCTGCACGAGAACTACATGGAACAGCTGCAGACGATGGAGGCCCAGCGGACCAGCATCATGCTGCAGAACAGCAGCAACCTGTTCGGCAACCTCGCTGACCTGTCCAAGCAGTTCGCCGGTGAGCAGAGCACCATCTACAAGGCCATGTTCGCCACCAGCAAGGCGTTCGCCATCGTGGACTCCATCATCAAGATTCAGCAGGGTATTGCCAACGCCGCTTCCCTGCCGTTCCCGGCCAACCTTGGGGCCATGGGTTCCGTGGCTGCTGCCACCGCTGGCATCGTGTCCACCATCCAGGGCCAGAATTTCTCCGGTGCCTACGACAACGGTGGCCGCATCCCAGCAGGCAGCGTGGGACTGGTGGGTGAAATCGGCCCAGAGCTGGTGCAGGGACCGGCTAATGTGACCAGCCGCAAGGACACCGCCAAGATGCTGGAAGAAGCCTCTAGGGGCGGCCAGGACGCTGCTGCACCCGCACCCAACAACGTGCGGATCATCAACAGCATCGACTCCTCTGTGATGGAGGACTACCTTGGCTCCGAAGCAGGTGAAGAGATCATCCTCAACGTCATCCGGAAGAACCCGGAGACTGTGCGTAGCGTGGGGGCTGCATGAAGAACGTATGGCCGTTCCCGCCACAGCGGGAGCTGAAGGAGCGCACTGAATGGAAGACTGAGGTGATTCGTTGCCGGGCTGCCGAGCAGCGAATCTGTCTGCGCCCGGTTCCGCGCACCACCATCGACCTGGACTTCCAGTTCCTTCCTGGGGAGATCGAAGCTGCAACCGAAATGGCCCGTTCCTGGGGCGCTGAAGAGTTCCTGCTGCCCTTCTGGCAAGACCTCACCCAAGTGGGAGTGGTGGCCTCTGGGGCACAGACCATCGACCTGGACACTTCCGGCAAGCGATACAAGGCTGGGGGCTACGCCTTCCTCATGGGCTCAGACGGCAAGTACGAGGTGGTCCAGATCACCGCTGTGAACCCCACTTCCATCGAGCTGGCTGACCCTTACGTTGTCCTGGGCTTCGCTGGGGCCATCGTGGCACCGGCCTACATGGCCCGGTTCAAGAAGCCCTTGGGCTTCCGGAAGTATTCCGCCGACTACTTTACTGGCTCCGCAGAGTTCATCCTAGTGGACGATCAGGGTGTGGCTGGGGCCAACCCCTTCCCCACCTTCAAAGACGCCTACGTGATGACGGACAGGCCGCTCGTGACCAGTTCCTCGAACGAGAGCCAGACACGGGAGTTCTCTGGCTTCGACAACATCGCTGGTCCGTTGTTCTACAGCAAGAGCTACACCTACGCTGTGGGCACCTTCAACATGACCTGGAGCTTCGACACGGACGCCCAGCTGTGGGCCTTCCGCCAGTGGATGCAGGTGGTGAAGGGTAAGCAAGGCTCCTTCTACGCTCCCCGGTGGACGCGGGACTTCGTGCCCAGCCAGCCGGTCCTGGCTGCGGACACAACCATCACGGTCTCTGCCAACGGCTTCAAGGAGAACGCCTACACCGGCCCGGTCTGTCTTGTGAAGGCCAACGGTCAGCTGCTGTTCCTGGAGATTGACTCCGTGCTGGACATCGGTGGAGGAGAAGAGCAGCTCCAGCTGACCGCCGCCGTTGGGGAAGACCTTGATCTGGTAGATATTGAAATGATCACCCGCATGCCGAGGGTGCGGTTTAATTCCGACACCGTCGAGTATGCATACAACACGGGTGGCTCTGTGGACGTTCGGCTGCCTGTGATGGAGGTACCAGAATGACCTATGACGCCAGAGAAGCCTCCGTAGCGGATGGCTCCCCGTACTACCTGTACGAGTTCAACACCAACGGGAACGTGTTCCGGTTCACCGACCACCCTTCCGATATCTCTTGGAACGGGCAGACCTGGAGCGCCTTCCCGATCACCCACACCGAAGTGAAGCAGTCAGGGGAAATCTCGAAGAATTCCATCAAGGTGGAGTTCCCCATCCAAGGGGAGTTCGCCGACCTGTTCCTGGGCTGGTCGCCCGACCACATCGTGTCCTTTACTCTTCGCCGGGGCCACATGGGCGAGTCCACCACGCTGGTGTACTGGAAGGGCCGTGTGACCTCTCACGTGCTCAAGGACCAGCTGCTGGAGCTGAAGTGCGAGTCCATCTTCACGTCCATGCGTCGTTCTGGGGTGCGTGCCCGGTACCAGAAGAATTGCCGCCACGCCCTGTACGGCAGGGGCTGCAACGTCAACAAGGAAGACTTCGCTGTGCCCGGCCTGCTGGACGCGGTGAGCGGGCTGACCCTGACGGTGCCCGAGGCAGCGAGCAAGCCCAACAACTGGTTCCTGGGCGGTGCTGTGGAATTCCCGGACGGCTCCTTCCGCATGATCAAGGCCCACACCGGCTCCAGCATCACGATCAGCCGTGCCTCTCGGTACGTGAATGACAATATCGCCTCTCTCGGCTATGGTCTGTCCTACGGACAGGCGTATGGCGGCATGAAGGTGATCCTGTATCCCGGCTGTGACCGCACCATGGCGACCTGCAAGAACAAGTTCAACAACCTGGACAACCAAGGCGGTTTCCGGTGGATTCCATCGAAGAACCCAATGGGTGGTTCGTCGATTGTCTAGGAGGTTTCTATGTGGTGGTATCTAGCGGTATTCGTTGTGGCGCTTGTGGCGGCCTACGCCCTTGCGCCCAAGCCGCAGAGTCAGCCTCCTGCTGGCCTAGGAGACATCCAAGCGCCGACAGCCGAGGAGGGACGGGAAATTCCCGTCCTGTTCGGCACACGCGACCTCCGGGGGCCTAACGTGGTTTGGTACGGTCATCTGAGGACTGTCGCCATCCGGAAGAAAGGAGGCAAGAAGTAATGAGCCAGGAGCTTATCGTCGAGATGAAGGACATCCGTGCCGCGAAGATGTGCAGCCGTGGCACCAGAGACTTCTTCAAGCGCCATGGCATGGACTGGAGCAAGTTCCTCAAGGAGGGGCTGCCAGCGTCTGAGTTCGAGCGAACCGGGGACGCTATGGCGCTGAAAGTAGTGGAGGTGGCCCGTGGGCGGCAGCAGTAAGAAGGTAACGGTAGGCTACAAGTACTACCTTGGCATGCACCAAGTGCTGTGCCACGGCCCCGCTGACCGCCTGACCCGCATCGAGGTGGACAAGCGCACCGCTTGGGTGGGCGAAAACTTCGGTGGCCGGGTGAACATCAACGCTCCTTCCCTGTTCGGTGGTGAGGAGCGAGAAGGTGGTGTATCGGGTGCCGTCGACATCCTCATGGGCGAGCCAACCCAGGGTAAGAACGACTACCTCCAGGCCCGTCTGGGCACAGACATTCCAGCCTTCCGGGGCGTGGTTTCCGCTGTGCTGCGCCAAGTGTACTTGGGCGTCAACCCGTACCTGAAGCCTTGGGCCTTCCGCCTGCAGCGCATCCATCAGACTTCCGACGGCACAACCCAGTGGTACGACGACAAGGCCGCCATTCCTGGTTACGTGGAGGAGGGCTTCTCCCTCGCCATCTGTATCGACCAGTCAGGCTCTATGCTGGAAGAGGTTTCTCCTGGCGTAACCCGCATGGACATCCAGGTAGCCCAGACAGCCGCTGCCTTGCGCTCCCTTTCTTCTGCGCTTGTCTCCTCTGGTGGCAACCTTGCCATCTGCGGTTACGGCCTGCTGAGTGGTGGTTCACCGCAGCCACAAAACTTCTTCCGCTACAACGTAGGTGCGGGTGACGTGGAGCAGGCCGCTCAGTTCGTCGAGAACCTGTATGCCCAGGTGGAGTCAGACACGGCTTGGCGCGTGGGCATGGACTCGGCCCGTTCCTTTTTCTCAGCCGCGCCAGCAACGGTTCGCCGGGACATAATCTTCCTGACAGACGGTTCTCCTGGTGTGGTGGGTATGTCCCAGCAAGAGGTTACTGACGAGTCTGTTGCCATACGGGACAGCATCGGAACGGTAAACCTCTGGGCTATCCGCATAGACGGTTCCAGCACGAGCTATCTCAGCCAACTAGACAACACCCCTTCTGACGGTGTTCCGGTGGTGACATCTACGGGAACAGACGAAGTCCAGCAGGCCATACTGAACGCCTTGGGCGAGCTCATCATCTACGACATGAACCCGGCCCACATCGTACGGGAGTGCCTGACCAACCAGGACTGGGGTATGGGCTACCCCGCCGCCGACATTGACGACGTTTCCTTCACGGCAGCTGCGGACAAGCTGTTCTCCGAGTCCATGGGCATCTCCCTGCTCTGGGACCGGCAGATGCCGATCGAAGACTTTATCAGTGAGATCATCCGCCACATCGACGCGGCCCTCTACGTCGACCGTGTCTCCGGCAAGTTCGTTCTAAAGCTGATCCGCGACGACTATGTGGAAGATGACCTTCTGGTCCTGAACGAATCCAACATTACGAAGGTGAAGGACTACAACCGGGTGGACCCAGGAGACGCCATCAACAGCGTGACGGTGAACTTCTGGGAAGGCTCCGTTGGTGAGGATGGAAGTGTAACAGCGGACGATGTGGCGCTGGTTCAAGCCTACGGCACCGTGGTCAATACCACAGTCCAGTACCCTGGCTTCACCAACAGGGCCATCGCCTCCCGTGTGGCAGCCCGAGACCTGAAGAGCCTTTCCTCGCCGCTTCTGAGCTGTACCATCATTGCTAACCGGGAAGCGGCTGGGCTGAATATCGGCGACGCCTTCAAGTTCGAGTGGCCGGATTACCACGATGGCTACGTCATCATGCGCGTGAACCAGATCGGCTTCGGAGACGGCAAGACCAACCAGATCAAGATCACGGCCTCTGAGGACGTTTACGCCCTGCCGGACACCACTATGGTGGGTACCGAGGACGATGGCTGGGAGGAACCCGGTGGAGCGCCGCTACCCCCACCTGAGCAGCTGGTGTTCGAGGCTCCGTACTACGAGCTGGTGCAGCAGCTGGGCCAGACGGACGTAGACACCCAGATTGGCCAGACCCCGGAAATCGGCTACCTGATGCTGGCGGCCTCCCGCCCGGAGAACGGCATCAACGCCCGTATCTGGGTGGATGATGGTTCCGGTTACGAGGACAGCACCACCCTGGACTTCTGTCCGTCTGCGGAGCTGGCTTCCGCCATCACCCTGTCACAGACCGCTTTCACGCTGATGAACGGTTCCGACCTGGATCAGGTGAGCGTGGGAACTCACATGGAGGTGGGCGGGGAGCTGATGCGCATCGACAGCCTGGACACCACCACAGGAGACGTTACGGTGGGCCGGGGCATCCTGGACACTATCCCCAAGGCACACCCGGCTGGCACTGCCGTGCTGTTCTGGGACGAGTACTCCAGCTCCGACAACACGGAGTACGTGACTGGGGAAAGCGTGGACGCCAAGGTACTCACCAACTCCGGGCAGGGAACCCTTCAGCTGGCCGCCGCCACCGCTGGGACGGTCAACTTCGCCAACCGTGCAGTGCGCCCTTACCGCCCGGCCAACCTGAAGGCAGAGACGTACCTAGTGCCGCCGGACAGCTGGTTCCCCACCTACCCGGTGAGCATCACTTGGGTGCACCGGAACCGGCTCCAGGAGACCGCTGGGAATCCGCTGGACTGGGAGGATGCTTCCGTTACACCTGAAACCGGAACCCAGTACCGTGTTCTGGTGGAGGCCCTGGATACAAGCAAGAACGTCCTGGGCACCATTTCCGACCAGACTGTCTCTGGAGAATCGTTCTCCGTGACTGACACTTCGGTCAACAACACGTATCCTTTCGCTATCTATGTCAGGGTGACGCTTACCGCCCAGCGGGACGGCTACGACAGCTGGACTTCTCCGTATGTCGAGTTCCGTGGTCCCTTCCGTGAGCCGAGCGGTCTGGCAGCGACCTACCGTGAGGAACGGGCACCGTACAACCTGACATCAGAACAAACAGCATGAGGTGAAGGCAGTGGGATTTAGGCTTACGTGGAGTGACGACAACACAGGGGAGGACGGACACCGCGTCTACCGTTCCACCTCCCCCATGGACCCACAGAACCTCCCAGCCCACCTAGTGGAGCTGGGAGCTGACGTGACGTCCTACGACGACGGTGCAGTGACTCCTGGGCAAACTTACTACTACCGTGTGTCCGCCTTCGTGGGCGGCATCGAACGTGTCTCCGACGAATTGCAGGTTGTGGCCCAGGAGGAAGCGGTCGCCACCTCTGGACTGGTGTTCCACCCAGACATGAAGAACGCTCCTTCAGGGGGCGTGGTTACTGACCTCGCTGGCAACTACGACGGCACCGTGGGAGGAGACCCTTCCATCATCGTAGACGACTGGGGCAAGGGCATGCTGTTCGACGGGGTGGACGACTACCTAGACTTCGGCGACATCATGCAGTTCATCTGGCGCGGCCAGCCCTTCGCCATGTCAGCTGTCTTCCGCCTAGTGAACCCAACGTCCACCGTAGCCACGCACATCCTGTCGAACAGCCTCAGCTCTGCCAACCCAGGCTTCATGCTGGGAACGGACAACAGGGCGCTGGGTGGATCGGACCCCAACCTGACCAACGACGCCTTCCGTGGGTTTCTCTCTAACGGGGTGTCGAGCCAGTCAGTAGAGTGCTACTACAACCAAGTAGATATGACGGGAATGCACGTCATGACGTTCATGTCTGACGGGACGGACACCTACATCTACCGTGGAGACGAGCTGATGAACACGGTTCCTCTCCACAACACTACGGGCACAGAGGTGGCAGACTACCCTGTCCGTATGGCTGCTGTCGTCAACTCCTCTGAGCGGTCTAATATCGTGGTTTACAATATGCGTGTCTATAACCGAATGCTCACAGCTGCAGAGCTGCGGGCAATCAAGAACGAGGTGCAGTACTAATGGGCGTTAGGCTTACCTGGAGAGACTTGAACTACGGGGAAACGGAGCACCGTGTCTACCGTTCAACCTCCACTATCGACCCCCAGAACCTGCCTGCACCCTTGGCGACCCTTGGGGCCGGGGTGGAGCTTTACGACGACTACACAGCGGTAAACGGCACTACCTACTATTACCGGGTGGGGGCGCTGGTCAACGGTACCGAGTACGTCTCCCAGGAGACCGTCATCACCCCAACGAGCATCTGGCTGCCCCAGTACGAGATGTTCAACTCCGGGGAGCTTGGGTTCGTCTACGATGTCAGTGAGGTTTCCACCCTGTGGCAGGATTCTGCCGGAACCGTGCCTGTGACCACGAACGGACACAAGGTGGCTCGCATAGACGACCTTTCCGGTAACGGCTTCCACCTGACGGAGACCGTTTCGAGCTACTTCCCAACCTACAGGACGGACGGTACCTACCACTGGCTGGAGTTCGACGGCTCAAGCGACCGCCTTAACACCGCCATGAACATCAATGGCTGGGGTGGCATCAGCGTTGGCATGGCGTTCCGCCGAGTCAATACCAACTTCTTCTCGTTCAACTTCGGGTACCTTAGAAACAGTGGCCTCCACATTGGTGGCTCTTCTAGTGGTGCCGCATTCATCGGTGGACGCCCTTCCGCTGGCAGCTACTTCTCCAACGTAGAGGGGGCTGCTACCACCAGCGACGTCGTGGGTACGTTTACCTACAACCTTGCTGTGCTGGAAGCCTTCCACAACGGGGTATCGACAGGGACCACCAACGTAACAGACGGAGACCTCACCCAGGTTCGTTCTAGTGAGTCTCTACTCAACCTCCCCTCTACTGGGGACGAAACAACCCACATCGGTGGTGGCCGGTTCTATGCCGGGGTGGCGATTGACCGGGTACCTGCCTCCACAACGGAGCGCCAGAACCTGGAAACATGGCTGGCCAATCGCTGTGGCGTAACACTCTAAGGAGGAAAACATGCCTGCATCAACAGAACCCCGCTCTGGCCTCTTCTGGGGCTGGAGCCTTGGAGAAGACGGGTGGAACACCGGGATGGACGCCAACATGCTCCTCCTGGGCCGCTTCGGCTTCCACCTTTCCGTGAAGGACCGCAACGTGTCCGACCCGAGCACCCTGACGCCCAGCAACGGAGACAGCTACATAGTGGCTGCTGCCCCGACGGGGGCTTGGGCTGGGCAAGCCGGCAAGGTCGCTGTCTGGTCTGGCTCAGCATGGGTCTTCGGCACCCCGCGCGTCGGCTGGGTGGCCTACATCGAAGACGAGGAGGTGCTGTCCGCCTACAAGGCGGCGGGCTGGTCAGCTGGGGTCGCGATCTAGATCCGAGCCCATCCCGAAGGCGATGCACTTACCGAGTAGCATCGCCAACGGGATCGAAACCAGCAGGTACAGCAGGATACCCAAGAGCCACGCATTCATCTTTATACACCTCGTCGTAGTCGGGCCAGGCGCCCGTTGCCACCATCTTACAATAGTGATTTTGGTGGAGCACCGCGTCCTCGTAGTCCATGTTCCCGACCCAGCCCACAGCAAGCAGGATCAGGACGAGGTACCAGAAGGTCGGGCGGCGCAGCATGTCTTTGATCAGGTCCATGGTTGCTCTCCTTAGTTAGGCAAACGAACCCGGTGCGGGCCGGGAATGAGGTGAAGCAGGTTAAACCCCCATTCGATGCGGTTTGCCCGGTCCTCTTCGGGGATTTCTACGTATTCCGGGGCGTCGGCGTATTCGCACATATTGCGAACCTTAGCCGGAAAGGTCGGCACTTTGCCGTATGCTTCCCATTTTGACCAACCCATCCCGTAACCGTTCCAACGGTATTCACGCCAGAACCAGACGCCGTCTGCGCGCTCTGCAACCTCGATTGAGCGGCCGTAAGAATCGTGACCACTGTAAAGCCGATTTGCCTTTGCCATGTTGCTCTCCTAGAGGGCCAATCCTCGAGGGCCAATCCCCCGAACCATGATTAGATTATAGGGCGAGTAGTCTAGGAGTGCAACGCCTTTCTACTCTTTGATCGGCTCCACATGACCCCAGTCAGGCCCGATGTCCCCGTCCGCCCGGACCGGGATGCGGAGGGGGAGGGCCGTCTCCATGATGTGCTTCATTTCCCGGAAAGCTTCATCCTTCCCACCTGGATCACTGAAGTCTAGCTCGTCGTGGACGGTCAGGCGTGGGATACCGGTCTCGTCGAAGACCCCATCGCGGTAGCACTTGAGCATGGCGACCTTCATCAGATCCGCCGCGGAGCCCTGCAGGCGCCGGTTGAGGGCCTTGTGAGTGTAAGCCCGGCGGATGGACCCGTACCGGAGGATGGCCTGCTCGTAGGGGAGGGCGACGGTGTCATCCCCCCACCGTGAAGGTTCCCACAGGTCGAAGCGGCTACGACGCCCGAGGATTGTGGTTATGACCCCCGTCTGCTGGGCCTCCTCCGCGCAGGCATCCATGGTGGCCTTCGCAAACGGGACCCCCTTATGGTAGGCCGCAAAGAGCGCCCTGCCTTCGGCCTTGGTCAGCCCGAGGTCCCCTGCCAGCTTGTCCACCCCCATGCCGTAGATCAGGCCGAAGTTGATATTCTTGATCGGCCGGCGCCAGCGCTTCCGGAGCTCCTTAGTGGAGATGTCCCAGCCGGCCTGCGGGGCCACTAGGTCAAGGGCCATCTCATGGTAGTCGGTGTCCGGGTGGGCGTTGAAGTGAGCCCGCACGTCGTCACTACCTGGCCCGCAAGCAAAGTGGATCAGGAAGCGGTATTCGATCTGGCTGTAGTCGTACTTCCGCCAAGCGGCATGGCCTTCGTCCGGAATGAAGAGCCCACGGATCAAAGGGGCCAGTTCGTCGTCCCGGCTCGGGATGTTCTGCAGATTGGGGGTGCTGGAGCTAAAGCGCCCAGACCGGGTGCCGGTGCTATCCCCGCGGAGCGGGTGGAACTGCCCATAGACCATCCCGTCGATATGGGAGTTCAGGATGTAGGATTCGATGAAGGTCCCCCGCAGCTTGTCGCACTTCCGAATCTCCCGGATACAATCCGCCAGCGGGTGCTTGAGCCCCTCGAGGAACCCCTTCGTGAAGCTTGGCCTACCCTTGGCCGTCCGGCCGTACCCGAGGCCAATGGTATCGAAGGCCCGGGCTAGACTGTCAGCGGAGTTGATGTCGACATCAAAGCCGACCATGTGCCGGAGCTTCTTGTGCTCCTCCTTCGCCCGCTCAGCCAGGACCTCCCGGAGCTCCTCCGCCCGGTCCACGTTGACGCGGACCCCTGCGAAGCGCATATCGATCAGCAACGGGATGAGGGCGCACTCCATCTGGAACAGGTGGAAGAGCCCCTCCCGGACCAGGAGCGGGTATATGACGCTGGCCACACGCAGCGGCAGGTCGGCGTCGCTCTCCGCGTAGGGGCCAACCAGCCGGGGCGGGGAGCGGTAGATGTTCGCACGCTGCTTCCCGTTCGCCTTGCCCCCATAGTACTTGGCGCACCAGTCGTAGAGGATGTTCGATTCCTTGCCTTCTCCGAGGTACTTCTGGCCAAGGGTCTCCAGGTTCACATCGGCCCGCTCGTCCAGCAGGGCCTCGGCGAATTGCACGTCAACCAGCTCGCCACGGACGGTAACCCCCTCGTGGCGGAGCCAGCCAATGTCATATAGGAGGTTGGCCCCGACCTTGGGCTGGCGGGGGTTACCAAGGGTGTGGCGGAGCCATTGGAGGACCACCTCGGGGTCCCAGTTGTCCTGTGGTTCCACCTCGTGGCGGATGGGGAAATACCACCGGCCCCCTCCATCGGCCCCGATGGAGACCCCGACGATATGGCCCTTGCCACGAGCCCAGCCAGGGCCGTGGGTCAGGAGGTCCGGGTCATAGGTTTCGCAGTCAATCGAGATACAGGCTGCCCGGGAGAGGTCTGGCAGGTAGGTCGGTGGGCGCCAGCCAGTATCCGGGATGGGCGGCATGATGCGGACGGTCTCCCGCTTGCCTGACTTGACCGGGACATCCTCCCAGAACATACCGATGGCATCAAACCTCATCCCCGCATCCCCACGATCGCGCCGCGGACCCGGTCCCCGTAGAACAGGCATGGGGCAGGGTACTGGCTCAGGTCGATGGTCTCCGCTATGCCCTCGAGGAGCTGCAGCTGTTTGATGTTGTAGATGCCCTGCTCGGGGAGGCCCACCAAATCAACCGAGGCGCCGAGCCCATCATCGGGAATTGTGGCCATACGGGTGTTGAGGAAGTAGACCCGCTGCAGGTCATCAGCGAATGGGAGCAGGTCCCCAAGCGCCTCGAAGAATCCCTCCGGAAACGGCTGCTGGGTGGAGTCTCGGTCCAGGACCTTGGCCATGTCCGGCCACTTGGTCGAATAGGTCTGGGTGCGCAGCCAGCGCCCCGAGGCGTAGTGGAAGGTCACGTTATTCTCGCAGACCTGGACCTTGGTAGGCTCTTCTCCGATTCGGATAAGCTCCTGCACCGCTGGCTTCGGGATGTTGACCTCGACCGGGAAGTTGTAGCCGAGCCAGTACTCCACCAGCGTCACGTTGTTTGTAGCGAAGGCCGAAGGGCCGCGAAATAGGATGCCCCGCGCCCACTGGCGGGAGGCATCGTCTGCGATGAAGGGGTTGAGCTTCTTGAGGGCCTTGAGCAGGGTCCCATCCAGCTCCAGGATCTCCCCCTCCGGCTGGACATCGGGGTAGGCCTCGTCGATGCAGTCCACAAAGGCCTTGAAGGAACCGCTCTTGATGGACAGGCGCCCAGCCGGGGTCATATTGAGCTGGACCGTATCCTTGCAGGTGGCGATGGCCTTGATAAAGGGAGCCGCCTTCGGGGTGACCTCGAGGTCCAGGTCAATCGGGCTGCACAGGGCAAGGCTGCCGTTGTAGCCCTTGATGAAGCCGCCCGAGATATGGAAGTGGGTCAGCGCCTGGACAAAGTCCTTCTTGGCGACTGCCCCTTGAACGAATTTAAGGGCATCAAGCATTAAAACAACTCCATCTGCTCGTTCTGGAAGGTGCCGGGCATGGTGTTGAGCAGATTCTCGTTGATGTAGGTGAAGGCCCAGCAGTTGTAGGTCCACCTGCTGACATACTCCACCTGGAGACGCTCAATATCAAACCCCTGCTCCGTGATTCGTTTGACCAGCCCCTCCCGCTGGAGGTCTGGGATCGTATTCAGGTGCCGGTTGTGCTGCTTGGCCGACGGGCTGTTCGGGGACACCGGCATGGCCCCCAAACCTGGAACCAGTATATTCCCGTTCGCCGCGATCTGCACCCACGAAGAGGAGTCAACGGAGAACCAAGGATACCGCTCCATGAGCGCCTGCGTCGTGAGGCCGAAGCCGTGGACCTTGAGTCTGGGGCGCCCGGACCCATCGGTCAGGTACTTGTCCCAGATGCGGTCCAGCCAATAGAACAGCTGCGGGGTGGAGATGGGCACCATACCACCCAGCGTGATGTAGTCGTAGTTCTCGATATACCACTCCAGGTACCGCTCATCCTCCCCGTAGTGGAAGCAGGGGAGGGGACGAACCCCCATCTGCTCCATGGCCATCTGATTCTGCCAGGTCTTGAGGGGGTCGCCGATACCGTCGAGGACCGAGGCGCACAGCGCCCCGTCCACGTTTTCGATGATGTCCAGGTTACGCTTGATGTAATCACAGTACCCGCGGATATCCACATCGACGCCCTTGGTGAAGGCCGAGAATGCCCCGGAGTCCAGAAACACCTTGACCCCATCGGCCCGGATCTTGTCGACGTAGGCCTGCTTGTGGATATAGTGGTAGGACTCCAGGTAGTACCGGACTCCATCCCGGGCGGCCTTCTCACGCTCCGTCAAACGGGCGTAGAGCTGGCTCTCCTTGTGGAAGTTCGAGGTGTAGATACCCGCGAGATACAGCTTCATTACTTGGCCAGCTCCATGAACTCGGCGCGGGCCTCCGGCTTGTCCTTCAGGACGCCGCGGAGCGCGCTGGTGATGGTGTGATGCCCCTGCTGGCAGATGCCGCGGGATTCCATGCACAGGTGGCGGGCGCGAACAATCACCCCGACCCCCTTCGGCTGCAGGTGCTCCTCCAGCGCGTCGGCGATCTGGTTGGTGAGCCGCTCCTGGACCTGGAGCCGCCGGGCGAACATGTCCGCCAAGCGGGAGAGCTTGGACAGCCCGACGATCTTGCCGTTCGGGATGTAGGCTATGGTCACCGTCCCGAAGATGTCTGCCAGGTGGTGCTCACACTTGGAGTAGATGGGGATGTCCTTGACGATCACCATCTCGTCGCACTTCTCGGCACCGTCTTCGAACACCTTGAGGATGTCCGCGGCGTTCTTGCCGTACCCACTGCACCAGTGGCCCCATGCTTTGGCCACACGGCGAGGGGTCTCCAGCAGGCCGCCGCGTTCCGGGTCTTCGCCGACGAACTGGAGCAGGCGCTTGATGTTGTCCTCGATACCACCCTCGGCGGTCTCCTCCCACGGGAAGACCACCCAGCGGTCGTCAAACTCACCGTCCTTCTCGGTCTTGTCGATCAAGGCGAAGAAGGGCTTGCCAGGGTACTCGTCGCACCAGCGGCGCATGGTGTCCCCGGAATCAATGATGTCATCGATGAACAGATCGGCTTCAGCGGGATCGTCCACCAGCTGCAGGTTACCATGGTGGCCAGCGACTGCGAGGGCTGCCGGAACCCCGCCGCGGGGGATGGCGAAGGCCTTGGTGGCCTCCGGCAGCAAAAGGTGGATGCGGGCGGCCAGTGCGATGGCCAGGTTCGAGACCGAGGCATTGGTCAGGATGTACTTCGACATGTGTTCAGGCTCCGTAAGATGCGTGGCACTTGGCCGTTTCTTCGATAATCACTTCAACCAGCTTCACGCCAGTACCAGCGAGCTGTTCAGGGCCAACAACATCCACAAGATATTGAGCCATGTTTTCCGCGGTGGGGTTGAATGGGGTCCAGACGATAGATCCCAACAATTGTGACCGGTTTTGTTGCTTAGAGGCATCATTCAACGAGTGATCCGCGTAGAGTCCCACAACATCGCCCAGCAAAGGGTCTTCCTTCCATGCCAGGAACTTATGATCCCAATGATCCTCAATCCACATGCACAGCTTTTCCTTGACGACGCTGAAGTCAATCACTCGACCAATGTCGTCCAAGGTGCGTGTCGCGCCAAGCTCTTGGGACTGCTTTGCAGTATCCATCACGCAGGTAAAGTGAACCCGGTAGTTGTGGCCATGCAGGTGACGGCACTTGCCCTCGTGTCCGTGGACGCGGTGCCCGCAGGAGATGTCATGGTAACGGTGAACCTTGTAGCCAGCCATGGTTATACCTCCAGCCAGTTGTCGAGGGCCAGCAGGTCGAGGTACTGCTCGACCACCTCCGGCGCATAGTTCGGGGAGTCCGGCAGGTCCATGAGGCCCTCGGTGAAGGCACGCAGCACCAGCGGGTCCGGCACATTGGCCTCTTCGAAGCCCTTGGCCCGGAGCAGGGTGGCATGGTCGTGGCCCACAGGCGGGTAAGCCCCGTCGTAGCTGGTGTGGGTCCAGGCCAGCGCGGCGTAGCATCCCGGCAGGGTCAGGGCCAGTTCCACGGTGGCCTTCTTGGTCAGGCGCATCAGCGGGGTCATGATGGCCAGCGAGGCGGGGGCGCCGTCTTCGCCGGTAAAGGTCCCGAGGTTGCAGGCGTGGGCCAGCGCATGGATGAAGGCCGACCGGCAATCTGGGTAGCCGCCGTAGTCTTCCTCACAGACCCCGGTCACCAGCGCCTCGGCGTTGTGGATGTAGGCTCGGTTCGCCGCGATGGTCAGGAACATCTGGTTACGCATCGGTACAAAGGTCTTCTCAAGCCCGCCCGGCAACGATTTGTGGTCAGCGTATTGTTCCAGCTCGTTGTCCGAGATCAGCGGAGAGGCCCCCTTGAGCACCGGCCCCATCGTGATGATCTCGTGGGACAGGACGCCGGCCAGCTTGGCCACCTTGGTTGCGGCTTCGATCTCGCGCGCATGGCGCTGGTTGTAGTCAAAGGTCACCGCATGCACTTCGAAGCCCAAGTGGCGAGCCCAGAAGAGGCAAGTGGTCGAATCCTGGCCGCCGGACAGGACAACGATGGCGACAGGTACTTCGGAACGGGTGCGCTTGCGCTCCCCTTCGAACAGTTCCAACTGTTGCTCACTCATGATGATATTACTCCAGGTTGATGATTTTGTGCGTTTGCAGGCACAGGGTATAACCGAACTTCAAGCAGCTGCGGATAGCGGCGTCCAGATGGCGGTTATTCTCGATAGGATCGTTCACGTCGATGGGTTGCACGTAAACGGTCCCTTTGAACCCGACAGGGGGTCTGGCCACACGTGGGGCTGCTTGGTGAGCCAGCGCCTTGATGGGCAAGCCGTCTTCGGGGTCAATGCTCTTGGCGTGGAGCACATACTTCAGCGCCGTGATGTGGGGAGCCAGCTCGGCGTTGATCTTGCCGGCCTTCGGGCTGCAGACGACCGTGATCTGGTCGTAGGGGAGGTCTGGGACGAACAAGGTCCCGTTGGTCTCGATCTGGACTCGGTAGCCGTGCTCCAGTAGGAGACGGACGGCCGGGGCGATGTTCTGGCGCATGGGCTCGCCGCCGCTGAACACCACCAGCTTGGATGGGCTGGACATCTCCTTGACGGAGTCCAGGATGAAGTGCGGCATGACCTGCGAGCGGTGGCTGGTGTAATCCGTATCACACATCGGGCACTGCAGGTTGCAGCCGAACAGCCGGACGAAGACGGCGGGGACCCCAGCGAACGGGCCTTCGCCCTGAATCGTCGAGAATATGTGGTGGAGGTCCAGGAGCCCGCGCTCATGCAGATTCTGCTTGGCGATGGGCTGCTGGTTCAGCGGTTGGTTCATGTGTGTACTCCTCGTGGTTGGTTACTCTATTATAAGCCCAGACGGGCGTGTACACAACGGGATTTTAGAGCAAAAGAAAGGGCAGGATGAACCTGCCCTTTCTTTACCAACCAGCCGAGGTTACTCGCTATCGGCTTCGGTGCTCACGTCGGAGCCTTCGGCCTCACCGGCTTCCGCCGGGGCCTTCGGCTCGGCACCGAGGCCGTGGTACTTGCGCCAGCGGCCGTACTGGGTCGCAGCGGTGGCGGCGTTGATGTCCTCGGCCATGGCGGCCTCGAGGACCTTCTTGCGGGCGACCGGGGCGCCTTCCTGTGCCGACAGGCTGTCCGCGATCTCCCAGATGCGGCCGGTCTTGGTGCCCGCCTTCGGACGGGTGACGCCGTTCTGGGTGTCCTTGGTGGCCGCAGCGGCCGGGGTCTGGTTCTCGCTCATTGCTTTTCTCCTGGATGAGAGGGTGGGCTGTGCCCGGTTAAGGGGCCGTTGCGACGTGCACCAGCCCATGACGTGAATCTTAGCCTACACCGGTGCCGGGGTCAAGCCCCCGCCACCTGGTTTTTAGATCCCTTCCATTTTCCGTACTGGACCTGGACGGTCGCCGGGTTGATCCCCTCGGCCACGGCGCGGCGGACGATCTCCGCGCGCTGGGCCTTGTGGTCATCGTCTGGCATCGCGGCGGCAACCTCATCCGCGATATCCCAGACACGCCCGGTAGCCGTCCCGGGCTTGGGCCGGGCACTTGGGGTAGGGGTGGCCCCTTCCGCCCTCGCCACTGGGGCTTTACGGGGCGTGGGGGCCGGGGTTTCCGGGGTGGGCCGGTTGGGTAGCCGGACCAGCCCCGGAGGGGTGGGGAGGGGCTCCAGCTTGAGGCCTAGGACCTTGCAGGACTGGAGCAGAGCGTTGTAGTCAAAGCCCTCGTGCTGGAACCCCGTGGTGTTCCGGTACAGGAGCTTGAGCTCCATGTCCGTGAACTTGCTATACGTCCGGCTGGACGCAGCTTCCCCGATTACGATGGCTTCGGGCGCAACCTCGTCGAGAGCTTTGGCCCACACCACCCGATACTCGCCAAGCCCGATGAAGGTCATGGTTTCCCGGTTGATTGCAATGTTCATGATGGGTTCCCTGTCATAGTAGTTCGGTATGGGCCAATGGGTGTCGCCATACACCTCCCCGGTAGGGTCGGCAGGATGGCGACCCCGGGTTACGAGGTCGCGCATTTCGATATCCTCTTACTTGGCGGAGCCCTTCTTGATGGACAACCACTGCTGGTATTGGGTACGGGCGGTGTAGAAAGCGATGCCGCGGCGCACACACTCGGCGATCACATCCTTGCGGCGGACCTGCGGGTTGGCGGCGGACATCTCGTCAGCGATGTGCCAGACGGCCTTCGTCGGGCGCTCGATGTCGGACTTGTGCTTGACCTCCGGCTTGGCCTTGCCCTTGGCCGGGGCCTCGATGGCCTGAGCGGCTTCTTCGTTCAGCTGAGCGGCCAGTTGCTCGTCCGCCTGCTTTTCCATGGCGGCGATATCAGCCTCGGTGGCTTCCTGGACCGGCTCTTCGGCCACTTCGATCGGCTGGAAGCCGAATTTGCCGTCGACCTCGACGATCTCGTACTGATCCTTTTCGAAGCCAGCCTGCTTAGCGGCGCGGTGGGCGGAAGATTTAACGGTGTAAGTTTTCATGATGTTGCTCCTGTCCTGGTTTATGATCCGGGGGACCCATTCCCCCTAACCATGATTGAATTATAGGGGACCCCGGATTGGCAGGCAACAGGCTAAGCGCCTTAGATCGATTGAATGTTCGAATCGAAAAGCGCCTTTTTAGAGGCAAACGGGATCAGAACGGGATCTCCCCTAACCACTCAGGGCACCCAACTACCACTACGGTGAGCGGGGGCCGGGCGGCGAAGGTGGTGCATAGCTCCTCCTTTTTGTCCCAGTATTCGCAATTGAGGCAGGTGGTCCAATTCTGGGAGCGGATGATCCGCTCCTGGAACTCAATCCGCTGGGCTTGGTGCTGCTGTGGCTTCATATTCATAGCTCATTATTTCAGGGTGCTTCTTGTTGATCCAGACCCGGATGTGGGTCGGGGTGCGAAGTTCGCCAAGGCGCTGGAAGGCGTCAGCGATGGTCTCGGGCGGTTGAGGGTCAGTGGCCCGGTTGCGCCACCAGTCCCGAGCCTTCTTGCGAGCGAAGCCCTCATGCTCGAGGCAGACCCATTCGTCGAACATCCGCAGCCCGCAGTAGTAGCTGGCTCGGATGCTGGGCGGGCGCCCCTCCTTGCGGTGTTCGTTATAGACCACACGATCCACCCGGAACAGCTCCACCTGCGGGAACTCCTGGCCGTCCCGGATCAGGGCCTCCGTCCCGGCGTGGAAGCCGAACTTGATGGACCGCGGGAACTCGAAGCCACACTCCGGACAATGGGTCAGGCTAGCATGGCAGTAGATACCGCAGTTCTCGCAGATGCGGACCGGGGCCTGGCCCCCGCCCTTGCCCTTGCGCTTCGGGATGACCGGGTCGTTGATCGGGCCGAGGCGACGGGTATTGCCGGCGAAGTCCAGCACGAGGCAGTTGCGCTTCGGGCTGTTGATGATGGCGGCCAGCCGGCCCTCGGTGGTCTCCAGGTCAAAGCCGGGGGCGTAGAGTGGACGGGTGCCCCGCCCGAGCATCTGGACCCACAGCCCCGGCGACTGGGTCGGGCGGAGCATGACGATCAGGTCGATGGCTGGGAAGTCGAAGCCTGTGGTCAGAATGCCGTTGTTGACCATGGCCCGGTACTTGCCAGCCTTGTAGTCCGCCAGCCGTTGGTCCCGCTCCCCGTCGCTCATCTTGGAATGGACGCAGGTGGCCGAGACCCCGAGGCTCTCCAGCATAGCGGCAACGTGGATGGCATGCTCCACCCCGGAGGCGAAGACCAGCCAGTGCTGGCGGTCATGCCCCATCTCGAGGGCCTCCAGCAGGGCGGCATGGGTCACCTCGTCCCGGTCCACCGCCTCCTGCAGCTGCTTGAGGTTGTACTCGCCCTGCTGGATCTTGACCCCGTCCACGTCCAGCTCCGTGCGGGTGGGCCGCGGGACCAGCGGGCAGAGGTAGCCTTCGGCCAGGAACCAGTTGAAGGCCTCGAGGGTCGTCATATCGACGCAGACGTCGGTGAAGAGCCCACCCTCCTCGATCAGGAGGCCTTGCCCCATCCGGTAGTGTGTGGCGGTGAACCCGATCACCTTGAGGTAGGGGTTGACCTTCTTGAGGCCGTTGATGAACGCCTGATACATGGTGTCCGCCCTCGGGGATACCAGATGGCATTCATCAATCAGCAAGAGGTCAACATGGCCGAAGGTCTCCACCGCCTTGATAGCGGTGGCGATCCCGGCGTAGGTGATCGGGCAGTAGGCGTCCCGGCGCCCAAGCCCCGCGGAGAAGATACCCGCGGGGGCGGTCGGCCAGATGGCCAGGAGCTTCTCGAAGTTCTGCTCGATGAGCTCCTTGACATGGGTCAGCTTCATGACCCGCTGGCCGGGGTAGCGCTGGAAGGCCCGCTGGATGAAACCGCCAATGACCACAGACTTACCGGTGCCGGTAGGCATAGCGACGACCGGGTTGCCCTCTCCGCCTTCTTCGAAGTAGCGGAAGATGGACTCGATCGCGTAGTCTTGGTAGTCGCGGAACTTCATTCTATTGCTTCGCCTTGATCAGAGGGTGGAGTTCGTAGTCGTCGCAGCCGCGGAGCTGGGCCTCCTTGTCGAGCTCGATGGGGTCCTCCCATCCTTGGGCCTCGGCGTCCGCTATACACTTCGGATTTTCGCATATCCACTTGCCTTCATCAATAGGAGTAGACCAGCGGCAGGTACGGCAATTCTTCTCCGGCATGGCGGCTCCGTGGCAGACCGGGGAGTGGTCACAGAACTTGCACTTGTACCAGCCCGGGCTGTTGTTGATCCTGGGTGGCGGTTCGACAGAGTCAATCACCATGGCGGAGCGGTCCAGGAACCGATCATAGGTCACTTGGTCGAAGGCAACCAGCTCAGCGTAGAGCTCGTCATCATTCTTATTGACCGCCATGTAGAGCGCCCAGCGGAACCCGTTCTTGCCCATGTACATTTGCATCTGGACGTAGTGCTCGAACTTGGCCTCACGGACGCCATCCCCCTTCAGCTTCTGGAAGGACTTGTCGTTGTGGGTCTTGAACTCCCCCAGCACCGGCTCGTCCGGGATCTCCGGGATACCGAGGATGACCCCGTCCATCCCGCCACCGAAATGGCCCTTGTGCCCCTTGATCCGGAACTGGTTACCTTCTTCATCAAACTGCCAGACGGTGCAGCCGATCATCAGGAGGAGGGCCACCATCCGGGGCTCCTCGAGGTGCCCGCGGTTGAAGAGCCGGAGGATGCGGCCGTCGAAGCTGGGCTTGGTAGTCCAGCGGAAGGAGTACCAGAGCTCCCGGGCGCACTCGCGTCCGATCAGGGAGGCCCCGAGATGGGAACGGAAGGCATCCTCGTCGTCACGGTAGGCGTCCTCAGCCTGTGGCATGAGGTGGCGAAGGTGCCGGCGGAAGGCCGCGCCTTGGTCCCGCTCCAGGTGGGCGGCGATGGTGGCGAGGGTCTGGGTCGCGATACGAGGGGTATAGCTCATCAGCGTGGCTCCTCCAGGTGGGTCAGCGTCGTATCCGAAAGCTGGGTGAAGGTCAACAGGAACAGCCGGTAGGCGGCCTTTGGCTGGAGAGGGGCCTCCGCTTGGAGGCGGGGTAGCCCCTTGAACTCCATCGGTAGCGGGTGCCGCATGAGCTCCTCCCACTCCGTCCGCAGGGCGCGGTTGTCCATCTCCTTGATCAGTGGATGCTCGAAGCGGGCAACACCGAACCGGAAGGAGATGGCCTCCCAGACCCTAGCCTCCAGCTTCTTGTAGTCTGGGAGGAGGGTCTTGATCGGGCGGGGGAGGTCCACCACATAGGCCTCCGTCGCGTCATGGAGGAGTCCGGCCAAGCGGAGCTCCGGAGGGAGTGCCATGGCGACCCGGACGCTGTGCTGGGCCACCGAATAGAACTCGCGCGTGTGGCCAGCAAACCGGCACAGGTTGCTCAGGCTATGGGCGATGTCCAGGATGCTGATGTCGTCCGAGGTTATCCGCTGGATGTCAATGGCGCGACCGCTTGCGGTTGTTAGGTACATTGTTCTTTCTCCTTGCCTTCCGGCAGATTCTGATTACCAGCTCGCAGGTCGCTGCGTCGAACCAAGATATATGGCAAGCCCCCACTTCGATCCCAAGCTGCTCGGCCAACCACTGATATGCCTGGCCCCGATTCATTTTACCGCGTTTCCAGATAGGGTCAAACTCCTCGTGCGCCTTTTTGCGCATCTGTCTCGTTGCTCGATCTGCCATCTTACCAAGTGGGATATCCGTCCCGGGATGGCAACCAACTGATGCCCCGCAATGGCCACAGAACCAGATCAGAGGCCAGTTGCCGATAGCCGCCCCGTACAGGACGGAGTTCTCCTCGAGGCTGACGGAGCGACTACGGCAGCTGTCACATGATAGAGGTCTGGGCAAGGGGTCCTTGATCCTATGCCTCACTCTGAGCCCCTCAGACCATGAAAAGGAACCCGCCGTGAGGCGGGTCCCAAAGTCGCCTGTTACTGGCGAGGTTGTGCCCAAGGCGGGGTCGGACCCGCAGCATGGGCTTGCTGAGGGGCTTGCTGAGGGGTCGGCTGGGCGGCCTCTGCCGGAGCCTGCTGGCCCTGCATCCACGGAGGAGTCTGGGCACCACCCTGCGCCGGAGCCTGCTGGGGAGCGGGCTGCTGGAACTGGGGTTGCTGGGCCGGCTGCTGGAACTGCTGCTGCTGCGGGGCCGGGGCCTGCTGTGCCGGAGGCTGCTGCCACTGCTGCTGCGGTGCCTGCTGGGGCTGCTGGAACCCCTGCTGCGGGGCCTGCTGGGCCGGAGCCTGGAAACCTTGCTGCGCCGGGGCCGCCGTGGTACCGGTCTCCTCGTTGATGTGCTTGACCGCCTTGATCTCGTTCGACGGGTCGTACTGGCCGGTCGAGTCGGTGCGGACGGAGACACGGGCCTTCAGCGGGATACCGTGCAGCTGCTGGGAGTCCTGGACCTGGATGACACCGGTGGCGTGACAGTAGGCCGACAGGCGCTTGTAGGCGATCTCAGCGGCGACCGGGTTCTGGTTCTGGAGGTTGAGGCGGTCGAAGACCTGACGACCGGCGTACTGGCCGTCCACCACCTTCAGCGACAGCTGGAGGTAGGCGCCCTGCCCGTTGCTGGTCGGCTTCATCTCCGACTCGACGATCATCATGTTGTACCAGCCGGCCGGGATGGGCTCGAAGGACTGTTGCGGGTCCACCTGGCGGGCATCGAAGTTGAGTTGTGCCATGTTACATTGCTCCTAGGATTTTCGTGATCACGTGGTTGAGGTCCGGCGGTTCGATGGCGTCCAAGGCGCCGGAACGATCCTTGGCATCGTACTGCAGGTCGGGCTGGGTCTGGAGGAACCGGTACTGCTCGCCCTGCGGTGTCTTGTTGATCCCCAGCCGGAACACCTCGTCAAAGAGGTACGGGAGCTGGGGGCCGAGCTTGGAGCCGGGCATGCTGGCCATGTAGCGGACGATGCCCGTCATGTCGTCCTTGACGGGTTCCATCTTAGCCGCCATGTAGACGTGCTTGCCCTGCAGGTCGCGGAAGGCCTTGATTGTGGTCATCATCTTCTCGATGAGCTCCCCGTAGGCCTGCCGCGGGTCCTTGACCTGGCGCTTGGCGTTGGCCAGCACCACCTCACCGATCTCCGAGATGGAGTCGATGCAGACGGTGGCGAACTGCTTGGCCTCAGCCGATTGGCTACACCAGCGGTGGGCTTCGGTCAGGTCCTCCACCGTTTTGATCTCGATGACCGGGATCTGGAACTTGCGGAGGGACAGGAGACCCGCCTCGGCTGAGATAATAATGGGGGACGGGGCCGTCGCACAGAGGGTAGTCTTACCAGCGCCGGATTGGCCGTATACCAGTGCCTTGACCCCGTGGAGCTGGGCGGCTTGGTTGGTCGTGGTGAATTTGAGAGCCATTCAGTGTTTCTCCTGGAACTCGGACTCGGCCATGGCCTGTTCTTTGGCCATCTCCTCCTCCGACAAAACCCGTAGTATAACCACTTTCTTGTCCCCATCCACCTCGAGGGCGAGGCCACCGGTGACGGCGTCCATGTCCCCGAATGGGACCTCGATACGGCCGCCCTGCTTGAGGACAGCGACCCCAACAGCCCGCATGATGGTCTCCTGCTCGTTCTGCCGCTGCATGGCGGCTTCAAGGATTTCGCGTAGCATGGTTTACTCCTTTGCCTTCGGGGCCACCAGCTCAATGGTGGGGGAGCCCGGCTTGACGGTAAGGGCTTGGTCGAATACTGCCCGCTGCTCGGCGGTCAGCTCCTTATAGGTGGCGGTCTTGAGACCCGGCGACCACTTGACGAGGGTGTCGGCGTTGACTCCCATCTCCCGCAGTTGCTCGGTAACCGCCGGCAGGGCCGCTTCGTCGATCTTGCGGTCCAGCTTGTAGGTGCCCTTCAGCTTCCAGCCCTCGGCCAGGTCCAGCGTATTGGTCCCTTCTTTGGGGGCCGGATAGAAGGCGGCGAAGACCTGCTTGCGCAGCTCCTGCTCCTTGGCGATGATGGGCTTCACGGAGTCAGCCTCCGCCTTGGCCAGTCGCCATTCCTCCAGCAATTTCATCTGTTCTTCGGTCATGCCTGTACTCCTTTCGTGGTGGGTGTACGCCCATTATAAAGCGGTGGTCCTGCCAAGCAACCCATATTTTGAACCTACTATACGGGGTTGAAAATCCTATCCCCTATCCCCCATAATGGCAGGGTCGTATAAACCACCCATGGAGCATCATTGAAAATGGCAGCTACTCCTGTTAAGGGGTCTCTGCACCGCAGGACCTTGGACCTGTTGAAGCAGAGCGGGATACCCCTCCCCGAGATATATAAGGAGACCCATCTCCCCTACTACTGGTTGAAGAAGTTCAGCAGTGGTGAGATCCGTGACCCCTCCGTCAACCGCGTGCAGCGCCTGTACGAGTTCCTGGCCGACCGAAAGCTGGAGGTCTGAGGATGCGGAACAACATTCCAATGGAGCTGCGGGCTCTTCCGCAGTGGGTTTGCGCTGGACCGGACAAGGTGCCCTTGAGCCCGCGGACTGGCCAGCCGGCGTCGGTCACCGATCCGAACACGTGGGCTACCTTCGAAGAGGCCGTCCGGTCAGGGATGAAGCACGTCGGCTTCGTGCTGGCGGAGTGGGACCCCTACACCATCATCGATCTGGACAACAAGCCCTCCAAGCCCTGCACCCCGGAGCAATGGGCTAGGCACCAGAAGATCCTGGAGGCCTTCGACAGCTACACCGAACGCTCGGCGTCTGGCACTGGCTACCACATCATCGTCAAGGGGCGCATCCCAGCCGGGGTCCACCGCGACAACGTGGAGGTCTACAGCTCTGCCCGCTATATGATCTGCACCGGCGACGTGGTCCGCAATACCCCGATCGCGGACTACCAGCAACTGCTGGACGTGATCTATGGGGAGATGAAGCCCGCCGACGTGGTGGAGCTGGACGACGTGGAAGGCGTCCTGTCGGACGAGGAGGTGGTGGAGATGGCCATGCGGGCCGCCAACGCCGACAAGTTCAACGAGCTGTGCCGAGGCGATTGGCAAGCGATGGGCTACGAGAGCCAGAGCGAGGCCGACTTCGCCCTGCTATCGATCTTCGCCTACTACACCCGCGACAACGAGCAGGTGCGCCGGCTGTTCCGGATGTCCCCGCTGGGCCAACGCGAGAAGGCCCAGAAGAACGACAAGTACCTGAACTTCGCCCTCGGCAAGATTCGCGCCCAGCAGCCGCCCCTTGTGGACTTCGAGGAGCTCACGGCCAACCTGGCCCCTGCCACTTCCATCCCGGAGGCCATTACCTCAGCCCCGGCCCCCTATATAAAGGACACCGCGCCGGTTGTCCCCGGTGTCAGCCTGCCACCCGGGCTGGTGGGGGAGGTGGCCCAGTATATCTACCAGACCGCCATCCGTCCGGTACCGGAGATCGCCCTCGGCGCCGCCATCGCCATCACGGCCGGGGTGTGCGCCCGCAGCTACAACATCTCGGGCTCGGGACTCAACCAGTATCTGATCCTACTGGCCAAGACGGGCGCGGGCAAGGAAGGAGCGGTCACCGGTATCGATAACCTGATCGCCGCTATCCGCCCGCAAGTGCCCATGGTAGACCAATTCATCGGCCCGAGCGCCTTTGCGTCCGGTCAAGCCTTGATCAAGGTCCTGGACGACCGGCCCTGCTTTGTCAGCGTCCTCGGGGAGTTCGGTCTCACCCTGCAGCAGCTGTGCGACCCGCGTGCCAGCAGCCCGCAGATCATGTTGAAGAAGGTGCTCCTCGACCTCTACAGCAAGAGCGGCTGGAACAAGGTGCTTCGGTCCAGCGTGTATAGCGACACGGACAAGAACACCAAGATTGTGCAGGCCCCGAACGTGACCATCCTCGGTGAGTCCACCCCGGAGAGCTTCTTCGAAGGGCTGGACAGCATCCACATCGCCGAAGGCCTGATCCCGCGCTTCTCTGTCATCGAATACACCGGCCCCCGGCCTCCGCGGAACCGGAACGCCAACCAGCCCCCGAGCCAGCAACTGGTGGCCAGGTTCTCCGAGCTGGTCGCGGTGAGCCTGACAACGGCGAACAACGGCACCTGCGCCAACGTGCAGATGGAGAGTCCAGCCATCCAGCTCCTGGACGAGTTCGACGCCAAGGCCGACGGGATGATCAACGCGGCTGGCTCAGACGTGGACATGCAGTTGTGGAACCGCGCCCACCTCAAGGCCCTCAAGCTGGCGGCTGTCATCGCGGTGGGTTGCAATCCCCACGCCCCGGTGGTGACCCCGGACATCGCTCGCTGGTCCATCGACTTCGTGGAGCGGGACGTGGCCGTGATGACCACAAGGTTCCAGCGTGGGGAGGTCGGGGTCGGCGACCATCGGCACGAGGTGGACATCCGGAAGGCCGTCGAGGCGTACCTGGCCATGTCGGACAGCCAGCGCCTGCAATACAAGACGCCGAAGTCCCTGCTCAACCAGCCGGTGGTGCCGTTCCACTACCTACGCCGCAAGCTCCGTCTCCTGTCAGCCTTCAAGAACGACCGCCGAGGCGTGGCCCGGGCTTTGGAGGACTCCCTCAAGGATATGGTCAAGGCAGAGATACTCCGGCAGGTGCCGCCACAACAGGCCATGGAGAAGTTCGGAGTTACGACCGAACTCTATGTCAAGGGGCCGACGTGGTGACGGGGGATAGGGTGATTGCCCGGGGGAGGGTACCCCCTATCCGTGGGGTACCGCCTTGGTGGCTAAGGCTTACCGCCCGCTGGGGGATGGGGGGATGGGGGGATAGGGACAAAAATATAAACAAGAGGAGTAGATATATACGTGATTCTTAATCATTAAAGGGTTAAGGGTATATATCCCCCCTATCCCCTATCCCCTTACTATATATACTTCCTTGGTGGCTAAGGCTTGTGGAGGGGATAGGATGGGGGAAATGTTTAAGGGTTAGGGGATAAACTACCCGAAACCAGGTTGATATCATTGTTTTCAAGAAGGAGAATGCAAGTGGCAGGCTTGATGAGTCGAAACAAAGGCAAGCGAGGGGAAAGAGAAGTCGTGAAGTTGTTGCAGCCCGTGGTCAACGAGGTCTACGAGTCGCTGGGGCTGGAACCGCCCGCCCTCGAGCGCAACCTCATGCAGTCCCATAAGGGCGGCTGCGACCTGGCCGGTCTTGATTGGTTGGCCCTCGAGGTCAAGTACCAGGAGCAGCAGCAGATGACTAGCTGGTGGGAACAGTGTAAGCGACAGGCCAAGCCCGATCGCGAGCCGGTCCTGTTCTACCGGAAGAACAACGCGAAGTGGAAGGTCCGCATGTTCGGGTATCTGGTGGCCGGGGGCCAGCGCGTCCGCTGCCCTGTGGACATCACCCCCGAGGCGTTTCTGGCCTATCTTCGCCTTCGCCTCATGAAAGAGTTGTCCCCGTTAAACGGGTAGTGTATAATCTAGTCATGGGTTGGGGGATTGGCCCCCAACGAACCGGAGACCTACATGAACACCGACAAGATCCTGGATCGCATCCGTAAGCTGCTGGCAATGGCCAATGACGAGCGCGGTAACGACAACGAGCGTGAGACGGCCCTGCGCCAGGCTCACAGCCTTCTGACCAAGTATGGTCTGGACCTGATGGACGTCGAGGCTTATGAGCGGGAGAAGATTGACCCGCGGGGCAGCTATGACGAAGAAGGCTGGTCGATGCCTTGGACTCGTTCCATCCGGAACACCATTGCTCGTCTGTTCATGTGCAAGTATTACTATGGTCAAAAGATCAGTGGCACCCGCCAGATCCATTACTTCGTCGGGCGTGAATCAAACGCGGTGACCGCTATGTATATGAGTGCCTATGTGATCGAAAACGTCCTCAAGGAGGGGCGGCGGCTCTATAGACATAACCTAGCCCCGGAGACGCGCTCCTTTGCAATGGGGGTTGCCACGAGACTGAGCCGCCGCGTGGACGAAATGATTGCAGCCAAGGCTGAGGAGGTGGCTTCGAGCGGGGGTACTGCCGTCGCCTTGTTGGACCTGGCCAAGGCGGAGGAGCTGGCGAACCTGGACTTCGTGGCTTCGTGGGACATCAAGGAGTCCAGGTCTCGCTCCATCAAGGTGGATCGTAGTGCTTACTCCGCGGGCTATGAACATGGCGGGAAGATCAGCCTTAATGTTCAAGTGGCGCGGTCGGATTCGTTGCGACTCAAGTAATCAGACGATATAATCAAGGCTAAGGTAGGAGGGCAGCTATGAAGCGTGAGCAATTCGAAGAGATCCTGAAGGCGGACGGCTGGGAGCCGGACCGCTTCGGTCACTACCACAAGACCGAGCAGTGGCGCACCCAGCGCGTCGATAGCCCCGAGGTGATCATCCGCGAGCGCAAGTACCGGGTTAAGCTGCAAGACCGGAGCTGCCGCATCGAGGTTCAGATCCGTCACGAGGCCACCGAGTACAGCCCCGCTAAGAATGAGTGGGCGCGCTTGGGCGGTGACTACTACAGCAAGATTGTCCAGCTGGATGATGGCCGCATCCGGGTGGGCTCCAACTTCTTCGGCTAGAGGAACTAAGTATGAGCAACGACGTCTACCTGGCCAACGGCTACGAGGATCGGGAGGACTACTTGTCCTGCCTCGCTGAGGACTACTGGGTCGACCTGGATACCGTCTACGCCCTCGCTGACCTGCTTGGCCCGAACGAGGACTTTGACAGCCTCGTGTCCCAGCTGGAGGATCTGGCAGCTTACATCTAGGCCGACGACGAGCGGCGAGGGGCGAACGACCGAATTGGTGCCGGCCAAAATAATTTGTCGGGAGGGGTTTACTTTTTCGGACCGCTCCGCTATACTTCTTCTCAAGTCAACCAAGAAACGGAGTACCACAACATGCACAAGCACAAGTTTATTAAGAAATGTGGCAAGGTTGTAGAAGTCAAAAACTTCACGCAAGGCCCGAAACTTTCAGACGGTTACTGGTGGCAGCTTGAATCCGAATTAGGTTCTGGTGAAAGCGTTTGGCGAGAAGTTGTCAAACCTCACGAAACGAAAGGAACTTTGTTTGGTTATGATGAAAGGGCATTTCTAGCGCTGCAATACAAATAACTAACCAAAGCGCCCTGGCAACGGGGCGCTAAAGAAGCTGGACGATGGCCGCATCCGCGTTGGCACCCACTTCTTCGGCCGGAGGAAACAAGCATGAGCGACGACATCTACCAGGCGAACGGGTATGACGACCGCGAGGACTACCTCGCCTGCCTCGCCGAGGACTACGGGGTCGACCTGGACACCGTGAAGGCGCTGGCCGACCTGCTTGGCCCGAACGAGGACTTTGATGGTCTAGTAACCCAACTGGAGGACATGTGCTGATGACTCGGAAGCGTAAACCTCGCGTCAGCGTCCGCAAGCAGCCCTACAAACTGGAGGGTGGCCCGATGCATGGGCACACCCTCTGGCTTAGCTGCGGCGGGACCCTGACATTCACCCTGCATGGCCAGACCGGCCACTACGACAGAGAAGGAGTGTGGCAACCACACTTAGCGCAGCCGGACGGTAAAAGCCGACCCTAGCCAGGCGAAAAATGCACCCCTATAATGGCTCCCATTGGACTGTTATGAGGGTGCCCCGATGCCTGTATTTTCGAAGAAGTCGCGCGAGCGACTGGAGACCTGTGACCCCCGCCTTGTCCGGGTCATGGAGCTGGCCATCCAGCGCATCGACTTCTCCGTTCGCGAGGGTCACCGCAGCAAGGCCGCTCAGGATGCCGCGGTCCGGGATGGCCTCAGCAAGACCCCGTGGCCCAAGAGCAAGCACAACCGCTACCCCTCCCACGCGGTTGACATCTACCCCCACCCCTTCAAGAGCGAATACTGGAAGGACCTGCAGGTCTGGGCTGACCAGGCCAAGGTCGTGATGGACTGTGCCGCCGAGCTGGGCATCCGGCTCCGCTGGGGCGGCGACTGGAACCAAAACGGGGAGTGGCGCGACGAGCGCTTCTTTGATGGTCCGCACTTTGAGCTGCTGGGGGACTAGGAGATGTGGGAGACGGAAGAAGGCCAGAAGACGATAATCTTCGTCCTGCTGGCCGCGCTGGCTGGACTACTGGGGCATCTTATGCGAGTTGTCGAACGTGGTGGTAAGGTCAAGTGGCTGGTCGCCGGATTGGAGGCCTGCGCCTCCGGCTTTGTCGGCTACCTGGCGATCCTGATGTGCAAGGCAATGGGCCTGTCCTACGAATGGACCGGCGTCGTAGTCGGCCTCCTCGGCTGGCTGGGGGCCGCGGCCAGCGTCAAGATCATCGAGAAGGTAGTCCGCCGCCGTCTGGGTATCGCCGACGAGAACCCCTTCGTACCGGAGTACAAGAACGATGATCGCCGCGACCCTCCTCAACAGGATTGATCCTTATCGCCCCATCATCTACGGGGTGCTGGCCCTCGGGATCGCTGCGGCGGCCTTCTATGGTTACCACCGCTGGACGACCATGGTCAAGGACCTGGAGCTGGCCCAGACCAAGCTCCAGATGGCCGAGCAGGTCAACCAGGACAACCAACAGACCATCAAGGACCTGCAGGAGCAGCGGAAGCGCGACTCCGACGCCTTGACCGGCCTCGCCTCGGACGTGGCGGCCATCCGCCGTACCACCGGGGCCACCCATTCTGCTGTCAAGAGCCTCGGAGCAACCAATGAATATGTCCGCGAGTATCTGCAGCGCCCTGTGCCTGATGATCTCCGCCGGGTGCTCAACAACCGAACCCCTCGTCCGAACTGAGTACATCCGGGAGCGCCCGCCAGAGGAGCTGCTGCGAGCCTGCGAGCCCCCGACGGAACGACCTGTGGCCATCACCGAGGACATCATCGACAACTGGCTGGCTGCGGATGCCGCATATCAAGAGTGCGCGGCGCGTGTAAACAGGCTACGAGGATGGTACAATAGTTCGCGGCAGTGACTGTTGCCAAGCGCCTCCCGCGCCACCTATCATCAATGGGTCAGCAGTGCTGGCCCCTTTGTTTTGACTGGAGGTTCCAGATGGCAGCGCCTAAGTCAGGCCCCAACGCCAAGCGCGCAGATAGCGCAAACCAGAAGCGGCTCGCCCGCCGCACGAAAGAGAACATGTCGCCCGAGATGCTCGAGCGCCGCGACCGCTATGTGGATGCCCTTATCATGGGTATGCCCAAGTACCAGGCCGCCATCTACGCCGGGGTTCCGCCGCGCAGCGCCAACAAGGAGGGTAGCAACCTGTACTGCGAACCCTACGTGCAGGAGCGGTTCCGGACCCTGCGGGAAGCGATCGAGGAAGAGAACCTCATCACCCGCAAGGAGCTCATCCTCAACGTCAAGTCCATCGCCTTCGATGATCGCGAGCAGGGCGGTGCCCGAGTCGGCGCCTCCAGCCTGCTGGCCAAGGTCATGGGCTACGAGGCCCCGACCAAGATCCAGGCCGAGGTCGAGCACAAGGGTGGCGTCATGATGGTCCCGATGGCCGGCAGCGTCGACGACTGGGAAGCCCAAGCCTCCGGCGCGCAGAAGCAGCTCAAAGAAGATGTCCGCTCCTAACGTCGTCTGGCAACCCCTGCCGGGCTCTCAGAGCCTGGCTATGGCCTGCCCCTGCCATCACATCCTGTACGAGGGCACCCGCGGTCCGGGCAAGACCGACGCGCAGGTCATGTTCTTCCGCAAGATGGTGGGCCGCGGCTATGGGGCGTTCTGGCGCGGGATTATCTTCGACCGCGAATACAAGAACCTGGACGACTTGATTGCCAAGTCCCAGCGCTGGTATCCGAAGTTCTTCGACGGGGCCAAGTTCCTGGCCTCCAAGAGCGACTACAAGTGGGTCTGGCCAACCGGGGAGGAGCTCCTGTTCCGCCAGATCAAGCGTATCTCCGACTACTGGAACTACCATGGTCAGGAGTTCCCATTCATCGGCTGGAACGAGCTGTCCAAGTATCCGACCCCGGAGCTCTACGAGGCGATGATGAGCTGCAACCGCTCCTCCTTCCTGCCCGCAGAGCATAGCCCGATCAACGCGCAGACCGGGCTGGTGGAGCCCCTGCCTCCGATCCCCCTTGTGGTCTTCAGCACGACCAACCCGTATGGTGCTGGCCACAACTGGGTCAAGTCCCGCTTTATCGACGTCGCCGAGCCGGGCCAGGTGGTCCGCAAGGAGATCGACGTCTTCAACCCACAGACCCAGCAGCGCGAGATCATCGTCAAGACACAGGTCCGCATCTTCGGCTCCTACAAGGAGAACCGCTACCTCAGCCCGGAGTACGTCGCCGAGCTCGAATCCATCAAGGAGGAGAACAAGCGCCGGGCGTGGCTGTGGGGCGACTGGGACATCGTGGCTGGTGGTGCCCTCGACGACCTGTGGGGCCAGCACCTCATCCTGCCGCGCTTCAAGGTGCCGAAGACCTGGCGCATCGACCGGTCCTTCGACTGGGGCTCCAGCCACCCGTTCAGCGTGGGCTGGTGGGCCGAGGCCAATGGCGAGGAAGCCACCCTGCCGGATGGCACCATCTTCTGCCCGCCACCCGGCACCCTGATTCGTATCGCCGAGTGGTATGGCGCGCAGGAGATCGGCCTGAACAAGGGCCTCCGCCTGTCTGCCAAGGAGATTGCGAAGGGTATCAAGGAGCGGGAGAAGATGCTGACGGAGCAGGGGTGGATTGAGACCCGGGTCAAGGCAGGGCCGGCGGACAACCAGATCAGCAACGTCAACGAGAAGGATGTCGAGTCCATCAAGAAGAAGATGGCCGACGAGGGGGTGGACTGGATCGAGTCTGATAAGCGCCCCGGCTCCCGTATCAACGGCCTACAGCTGATCCGGGACCGCCTCGAGGCGTCCAAGATGAAGGAGGGGCCAGGTCTCTACTTCATGGACAACTGCCGGGCCGCCATTGCCACCTTGCCTGTTCTCCCTCGGGACGAGGATAGTGAGGACGATGTGGACTCTGAAGCCGAAGATCACGTTTATGACGATGTTCGTTACCGCGTGCTAGCCGGCAACAACCGCTTCGCGACCTCGATCAAGGTCACACTACCAATTTGAGGAGCTGAAGATGCCGAATGTGAGCTTTGTGCGCGACGAAGTCGCCAAGATGAAGGGCCGGTGGGACCTTGTCAAGGACTGCCTGAGCGGCCAGAAGGCCGTCAAGGACGCCCGCGAGAAGTACCTGCCCAAGCCAAACCCCGCTGACCTCTCCGAGGAGAACAAGAAGCGGTATGACCAGTATGTTGAGCGGGCGGTCTTCTACAACGTGACCCAGCGGACCCACGCCGGGCTGGTGGGCCAGGTCTTCCAGCAGGACCCGATTGCCGAGCTGCCCGCCCTGATGGAGCCGCTCATCGTTGACACCGACGGGGCCGGCGTAGCGCTGGACCAGCAGTCGAAGAAGGCACTAGGCGAGGTGCTTGGCTACGGCCGGTGTGGCCTGTTCGTCGACTACCCGAAGGTGGAAGGCGCGGCGAGCCGGCAGGACCTGCTGGACGGCAAGGTGCGCCCGACCATCATCCTGTACGACCCGTGGGACATCATCAACTGGCGGACCAAGACGGTCGGCGCGAAGAAGCTCCTGTCCCTTGTGGTCATCGCCGAGTCCTATGTGGTGGAGGATGACGGCTTCGAGGCCAAGTCGGACAAGCAGTGGCGCGTCCTCCGCCTCGAGGAGGAGACCTGGGCCTACCGGGTCGAAATCTGGCGGGAGGCGAATGGCACCCACCAGGAGTACGAGCACTACTACCCGCTGGACGCCAGCGGCAACAACCTCAAGGAGATCCCGTTCACCTTCGTCGGGGCGGTCAACAATGACCCGAACGTGGACCTCCCGCCGCTCTATGACCTGGCCACCCTCAACATCGCCCACTACCGGAACAGCGCCGACTACGAGGAGGCCTGCTACATCGTGGGGCAGCCGACTCCGTACCTCGCCGGCTTGACGAAGGACTGGGTGGAGGATGTCCTCAAGGGCCAGGTGCACCTCGGCTCCCGCGCGGCGATCCCGCTTCCGCAGGGTGGAACCGCGGGGCTGCTGCAGGCCAACCCGAACACCATGCCGAAGGAGGCCATGGAGCTGAAGGAGCGCCAGATGGTCGCCCTCGGCGCCAAGCTGGTCGAACAGGCGGCTGTTCAGCGAACGGCCACCGAGGCCCGGCAGGAGGAGGCCTCCGAGGTGTCCATTCTGGCCACATGCGCGAAGAACGTGGCCGCGGCCTACCGGAACGCCCTCGAGTGGTGCGGGGTCTTTCTGGGCACCACCGAGGCTCCGGAGTTCGACCTCAACACCGACTTCGAGATTGGCCGCATGTCCGCTCAGGACCGCGCCCAGCTGATCGCCGAGTGGCAGGCCGGCGCCATCGCCTTCGAAGAGATGCGCTTCAACCTCCGGCGGGCCAACGTCGCCTACCTGGACGACGAGGAGGCGAAGGACGCCATCGAAGAAGAGATGGCCTCGGGCATGGGGGCTGGGGCAGCCCTCGTGTATGCCCAGCAGATGCAGCAGGAGCAGGACCCGGACGCTGACCCGAACAAGGACCCGCAGGGCAATGGCGGAAATAATCAACCTCAGTGAGCGGCGGCCCCACCTGTCGGGGCCAGCCGTCTGCTCCTGCTGCCTGCATAAGTGGGTGGCGGTTGCCGAGGTGGGGACTTGGCAGTTACAATGCCCACAATGCAAGACCATGAAGGGGTTGTGGGAGCACCCATACGCACCGGAGGCGTTCTTCGAGTGCAACTGCGGCTCCCATCTATTCTATATCGTATCCGACGGCTGCCGCTGCCGGGAATGTGGGGCGTACGCTAATGGCTTCTGACAAGCACCTGCTGGACATCGCGACGAGGCACCAGGTCTACCTGGAGCGCCTGAAGTCCGGCCGGGTCAAGAGCATGGGCACCGCCTTGCGTCGGCTGGAGAAGGCCATCACCGAGGTGGTCGGTGGCCTCGGCGCCACCAACATGGCGGACCTCACCAAGAAGCAGCTCAACGAGACCTTGGTCAACCTCCGCAATGCTCAGGTCAAGGTCATGCTGGAGATGCTGGACGACCTCATGCCGGCCCTCGAGGAACTGGCGGGCTATGAGGCGGAGTTCGAGGCCAAGTCCATCGAGCAGGCCGTCGCCGCGGTCAGCCTGACCGTACCTGTGGCCAGCGCCGCCTACCAAGCTGCCCTCAAGCAACCACTGTCGGCCACAGGCGAGCTCCTGGAACCCTTCCTCAAGGACTGGACCGCCAAGGAGATCGCCGCGGTCAATAATCTGGTCCGTAAGGGGTATGCTGATGGCTGGACGAATCAACAACTGGTGCAGGCGATTCGCGGCACCAAGAAGCTCAACTACTCTGACGGGATCGTCGCTCGTATCGGGCGCA